TCCGCAAGGTGGTCGACGCCATGCGCGAGAACGGAATCGAGTGCCCAATCGCGAACCTGCAACGGTGGGTGAAGCACGAGTTTGTCTTCCGTCCCAATGCCCGCCGCAAGCCGATCACGGCCAAAGAGGCCAAAGAAGCCTCTGCTTCCGTCTCCAAGGCGGCGAAAGATGGCGAAGCCAAAGCGCTGACCCGGCTGGAAGTCCTCATCGCCGAAGAAGCAGAGATGAAGGCGCGTGCCGAGGAACTGGATAAGATCGAGCAGGACTCCGAGCTTGCCCGCAAGGCCATGCGTAAGTCGATGATCGCACAGATCATTCTGGCGGAGCAGATCATCCGGCGCGCGGCGTTCATCGTCGAGGCCGCGCCCGACATCGCGGCGAAGGTTATGGACGTGCTCAAGGGGCCTACCGCCTCCACCACGATCGTCATTCCGCCGACCAGCGAGGACAAGCCGGCACCGAACGGCGATAGCGCGAAGATCATCGATGGCCGCGTGCTCGAAAAATCGCCTTCGCAGATGGCGATCGAGGCGTTCAAAGCGCGCCAAAGAGTTGGAGCCGCAGCATGACGAGATGCCGATCCTGCCGCTATGGCGACCGCACAACGGACGCCAGCGGCACCTACTATATGTGCCGCCTTCAACCGCCTCACCCCGAGGTGGTGAATGGAGAGGTGAAGTGGTTACAGCCGGCGATGCTGGCGACGGCATGGTGCGGCCAAGCTAAGCTGGCCATCTTCAAGTGGCTAAAGAGCTTCGTGCGACGCGGTACCTGACCGCGGCGAATGACGGGCTGGCGCGGTTCATCGTCGAGGATCTGCCCTATCTCGATTTCGACGAGACCCTCGACTTCTACGCCGATAGCGAGAACTGGATCGACGACAACGGTCGGGCGCTCCTGAATGCGAACGACCGCTACTACCTGTTCACGGTGACGTGCAAGCGACACGATGCCTGGCACCCGTGGCTGTTTGAACGCTGCCGAGAGGTGGAAGCGCAGCCCGACGGCTTTCTCGATTTGTGGGCGCGCTATCACTACAAGTCGTCGATCGGCACATTTGCCGGGATCATCCAAGAGATCATCGTTGATCCGGAGATCACCGTTGCGATCATCAGCGGCACCAACGCCGTTGCGCGGCCTTTCCTCCAGCAGATTCAGGAGGAACTTGAGACCAACGAGGACTTGCAGCGCATCCATAGCGATGTGTTCTGGTCCGAGCCGCGCAAGGAAGCGCCGCTCTGGTCTCGTGAAAAGGGCTTGAAGCTCAAGCGGCGCGGCAACCCGAAAGAGGCGACGATCGAGGCATTTGGTCTGATCGACGGCGCCCGCACCGGACGGCACTTCGCCCTCCTCGTCTATGACGATTTGATCGACGAGACGATGGTCGGCACGCCGGAGATGATCCAGAAGGTTACTCAGAAATGGGAGCTTTCTGACAACCTCGGCCAGATGAAGGGAACGCGGAAGTGGCATTTCGGCACCCGCTATTCCTACGCCGACACCTATGGCGTGATCCTCGATCGCGGCGTCTTGAAGGAGCGGCGCTATCCCGCGACCGAGAACGGCGCCCTGAACGGCAAGCCGATCATGCTGACCCAGGAGCGCTGGGACGAGGTTAGGAAGACACAGAAATCTACCGTCGCGGCGCAGATGCTCTTGAACCCGCTGGCAGGTTCGGAAAACTCGTTCTCGATGTCGTCGATCAAGCAATATGACGTCATCCCGAGCGTCTTGAACGTCTACATCATGATCGACCCGTCGAAGGGGCGCGGCCCGCGCTCCGACCGCACGGCGATCATCGTTATCGGCATCGACGTGGCGGGGAACAAGTACCTGCTCGATGGCTTCGCGCACCGCATGCGCCTCTCCGAGCGCTATCAGAAGATGAAGCAGCTTGAGGCCAAGTGGCACGACCATCCTGGCGTGCAACTAGTCCGCGTCGGCTACGAGCAATACGGCATGCAGAGCGACCTCGAAACCATCGAGGAGAACATGCAGCGCGACGGCATCTGGATCAGCATCGAGGAGATGAACAGCTCCAAGGATGGTTCCGGAAAGAACGCCAAGCCTGACCGCATCTCTCGCCTGGAGCCGGATATGAACCGCGGCGCCTTTTATGTGCCGTCTGTGGTCTACCATCCGGATTTCGGCGGCTCGCACAACAACTCCTCGCTCTGGAATGTCTGGACCGAGGAGGACCACGAGCGAGCCGAGCAGGCCGGGATGCAGAAGAATCCGGCGGTGGACACGATCATCTACCGGCCGATGCAGGGACCAACGCGGCGCCAACGGTACATGGAAGTGACCGAGCAGAAGTATCGGATCGTGGTGCCGATCAAGCGCGTCGACGAACAGGGCAACGCCTACGACTTAACGCGCATGTTCTTGGAGGAGATGCGGCTGCACCCGTTCGCGCCGCATGACGACATCTTGGATAGCGCCTCGCGCATCTACGACCTTGAGCCGAAAGCGCCTGTCGCCATCGAGGCGATGGCTTCGACCGAACCGACGGCGCATCCCGACACCTGAGGGCCCATGTCCGAAAAGACCATTCTAACCGCGATCCCGCAGCAACTGCGGGGCCGCGGACATAACCGCTGCATCCCGATGCGATGCACCTGCGGCTGCCAATTCCTGTTTGGGCTGTCCGACGGCACTGAGGGCGTGATAGCCTCGGTCGATCAGATCGACATCAAGTGCCCGGGCTGCGGAGACGTCACCTCAGAGCCGACCGCGCCCTTGCGCGACGGTACCCGGATTTTCAACGGCCAAGCCGGCCTGCCTGCGGAGTTTAACCAGTGAGCACCGTTTACAACCCGCCCCACGCGGTAACGACGGTCGAGATTCCGTTCCGCACCATCGTGCAGCGGGCAGATCCCGACTTCATGCGCGCGAAGAAGTTCGAGCCCTATTACTTCTTCTCGAACGGCCGCGCGTTCTACGGCGACAACGCCACCACCGGCGCTTACGACGGCGAGAACTGAACAGCCATGCATCACAATGTCATTGACGTCCCGCAGCTCGTGCGGGCCGAACGGGGAGAGCGTGTCTCCGACCGGGCTATGGAACAGCGGCTCATGTATGTGCCGCCTGTCGACGGCACGCTCGATCCGCACCGCCAGTTCGACCTGTTTGTCGCGCGCCGGATCAACGAGATCCTGACCCACCACTATCCGGGATATCCCTGGAAGGTGGTCTCCAACGCACAGCAGGGGGTGGTTTACTTCAATATCCCGGCGCTGATGGGCGAGACGCTGCACTGGCTCATTAAACTCGGGCAATGGGACGATCTATCGCCCAAGCTCGTCATCCAGGGCGGCGGCGAGCTTCTGGAGCGCATGAACCTGCCGCGGCGCGGCTTCGAGGTGATGAGCTTCGTCGAGGCCCGCGGCAAGAAGCACAAGTTCGATTTCGCTGACGTCAGCCGGAGGCGCGTCTACTGATGCTGGAGACCCAGCCCGTCGGCGAAGATACTGTCACCGACAGCCGCACCCGCTCGTTCTCGGCCGCCGACAGCGGTGATCTCTACGCCCAGGCCGAGCGGCAACTGACCGACGGCGCGCGTCAGGAGGACGACACCGAGGGCTTTGAGGAGGATTTTGACGAGAAGCCCGACGATAAGAGCTTCCTTTCGATGGTGCGTGAGGCCGAAAATCAGGCCACCACGTACATGAATCAGGTCAACCGGCGCTCGTGGACGCAGAGCTACCGGGCTTTCAACAACAAGCATTTTCAGGGATCGAAGTATCTCTCCGACGACTTCCTGAACCGCTCGAAGTTTTTCGTCCCGGCCACCCGCAAGGCGGTGCGCAAGGACATGGCGGCGGTCGCGGCCTCCCTGTTCGGCACCATCAATGCCGTCACCGTCATGCCGGGCAACGAAGGTGATCCGGAGCAGCGTGCCTCAGCGGCCGTGATCGAGGAGCTGGTCAACTACCGCACCGACCGGACCAGCCAGAAAGCCTCGATCCCGTGGTTTCACGTTGCCATGGGCGCGCGCCACACCTCGACGGTCGCGGGCTTTTGCATCTCGAAACAGTCGTGGAAGCTGGAGCTTCGCCGCACCAAGACAGAGAAGGTCAAGGACGAGGACAGCGGCGAGGAAAAGCTCCGCGATGTGTGGGAGCCGGATATTGACCGGCCCGACTGCGAACTGTTCCCGCCGGAGAACATCGTCATCGACCCTGCCGCGAATTGGGTCAATCCGGCGCAGGATGCCGCTTACGTCTTCCTCAAATTCCCCATGAGGATCGACGAGATCCGGCGCAAGCAGCGCGATCCGCGCAATCCCTGGAAGGCCCTCAACGAGTCCGTGCTCCGCGGATCGGGCGACAAGGGCAAGTTCGACATGGAGGCTATCCGTCGAGCCCGTGAAAACGGCATCGACCGCCTCAACGACGTCGAGCAGAACCGGCAAGAGTTCGACGTTATCTGGGTCTATGAGTGCTTCATCCGCACCGCCGGCGAGGATTGGACGTTCCTCTGCGTCGGCGACAAGGCCCTCCTGACCGATCCGAAGCCGGTCCGCGAGGTGTACCCGGAGCAGTTCGGGGAGCGGCCGCTCGTCATGGGCTATGGCTCGCTGGAGCCGTTCCGGATCTTCCCGACCTCCCCGGTCGAGTCCTGGCAGCAGACTCAGCAGGAGATCAACGACCTCCGCAACCTGTTCCTCGATGCGGTCAAGCAGAACGTCCAGCCGGTCTCGAAGGTGGTGCGCGGGCGCCAGATCGACCTCGATCAGCTCAAGCGGCGCGCGCACGGCTCCTCGAT